GGATAAGATTTTCCTCTAGTTAAAAGGTTAACTCCAGTTATAGCACCGTTAGCGTCTACTGATGCAATATTAGCTGTAGCTGCAACAGTAGCACCATTAGTAGTAACTGTTACTGAATCAGTAGTAAGGTAACCTTTACCTCCTGATTGTATTCTTAAAAATTCAACAAATCTAGTTTTTACCTCTTCCTTTACAAACCCTGAAGTATTAGGAGATACTTGAAAAATAGAAGTTGTTGTACCTGAAATTGAAATTAATTTACTATCACCTGCTACACCAAATTCAGTTACAAAGCCATTTGCATATGCTGAATAATCTTTTCCTGCATCTATTACTTTAATAGTTTGAAGTGTACCAGCTACAGCATTACCAGTTACTGCAGTATTAGCAGTTATAGGAATATAACTTGCGGTAGCAAATTTATCATAGTTAACAGTAGAAATAGTATACATATATTTCCATTGATAACCATCTTCTTCTGTAATATATACAGCATCTGTAGCAGCTGTTTCTGATAAAGAAGGCTGAGCTGTTGAATTAACTCCGTTATTATTATCTAAACATTTAAATACATTATAGCCAGATTGCTCTTGTACCCAAACGAAGAAATTAGTATTTGATAAATGATCTTTTTGATCATCATACATTTCATATTTTGTACCACTAGTCCATTCAGTAGAATTTACCATATGAACTACATCACTATTAGTAACTTGTTTACCACCTATCATATTAGCATAGGTATTGTAATGTATTGAGTCTACTGAGTCATCAAATACTGGAGGCGAGTTATCTGTGCCTCCATCTTCAGTTTGATCAAACGGAATATGATTACCATAAAATAAATATAATATGGTATTTGCTGGTTCAGTTAAAGATTCTTTAAACTGCTCTGCGCTGCTTACTTTAAAATCTAAACTTATAAATTGATGTGACATATTAACTCTGATAAATGTTATTTGCTGTTTGGTTTGCTACCATTACACCGGTTGAAGATAACTTCAGTGAATCTACTTTTCTTGTCTTAACTACTTCACCAAACAGCTTAGTTCCAGCTACGTGTAAAATTTCCTTTAGTTGTTCTTCATATTTAGCTAATGCGATACCCGTTTTAGTAACATAAGAGAACTCTTGATAGTAATCACTATCTTGTATTTTATTTATATCACTTACGAAACTCTTTCTATCTCTCCATCGACCTTCACCGATACCTTGTTTTGAAATATTAGCAGTACCAGTTACAATAAAATTAGTATTAGCAGCTGTTAGATTAACTGTATCACCTTGTTCATATCCGAAACCAGAATCTACTATCTCTAATTCTTGAGCTACACCATTAGCTGTAATAACTGTTGCATTAACTACTGCATTTAATCCTATTGGTAAAGTATCATCATCTTGGTAAGCATACCCTACAGTTGCAGTAGCACCTGATGATAAACCTGTAATTGTAGCTCCGCTAACAAATGATTGACCGAAACTTAATCTTCTTATTTTTATTTGTTCTTCTGTTGCACCTTGGTTTTGAATGGACTTAAATGTACCAGTAGCTATTGCTGAAGTTGTATTAGCAACTACGTCAGAAGGACTTAACGGTGCAATCGTTGCTCCTGATGATTGAGTTACTATATTATTACCATTAAAAGTTCCAATAGTATTTTTTACTTTAATATGAGTAGCATTAGAGGATTCTATAACACCAGATGCATTAGTATTATTCTGTATAACTCCTTCACCTAATTGTATTGCATCATTATTAGCATTTAAAGTAACACCATTAACTGTATTATTACTATGTGTAACTAAGAAGCCTGGTAAAGATAATGTTTGTTGTAAGTTTTCGTTAGCAGTGAATACTCCGTTTCTACCAGTTATTATACAGATTATATCTCTTCTATTGAATCCTGAAATAAATGGATTATGTGCTATTGGAACTGGATCAAGATTATAACCGGAACCTGGATTTACTCCTTTAAATGAAGCTATTGTACCAATAGTAAAACTTGCAAATGTCAAAGCGTTATATAATATTGTAGTTAAATCTGCTTGACTAGATTTAGGAAATCCGTAACCAAAGTCCATATTAACTGATAAAGAAGCTCCTGAACCTGTACTTGTGTTTATAGTAACTACTGCATTACTTTCATATTGAGTACCTGGTTCCATTATAGTAACTGAACCTACTGAACCAGAATTAGCAGCATTAGCCATAAAGTTTGCTGTAGCAGTTACGTTAGGAGAGCCTCCAGATACTGTAACCGTATCAGCATTTACATATCCTGTACCACCTAAAAGTTTATTATTAGCTACATTTGCAAAAGCATTTACTCCTTCATTAGTAATAGTTCTACCATTTGTAAAGTTACCGTTGGATAAATTTCTTACTATTAAGTGATTAGTATTAGGTACTGATTTAATATTACCTACTGCACCTATTGAGTTACCTGAAGCTTTCATTCTTGCAGAAGCAGTACCACCTGATCCACCTGAAATAGAAATAGTTGGAACTGATTGATAATCAATACCATTATTAGCTAATACTATTGCTTGTAATGTGCCACTATCATCTGTAATAGCAGAGCCTGATGCAGTTGTAGCTGGAGAACCTCCAGTAAAGGTTACTGTACTACTATTAGTATATCCAGAGCCTGAATTAGTAACTATTACATCTTTTACTACTACGTTAGCTTCAAAAATATATTGACCTGCTACAAAACCACCTGCTGTTGCAAAAGGTGGACCTGAATTTGCTAATGAATCAAATCCTACTAAAGTATCAATAGTTATTGAATCAACAAACCCTATATCTGAATTTGATGCATTAACGTGAACGTTTGAAAATGGAACTGGATTTTGAGCTTGATTATTACTTCCTATAATATCAGTAAAAAGAGTTAGGTTTTCTTGATTAGATAAAATACCTACTTCGAAATCAGCTCCTACACCTGAACCTACATTAGCAACATTAGCAAAAGTATTACTTAGTTGACCTTTTAAAAATGATTTAGAGTGATTTATAAATGGCTTGTTATTAGCATTTAATCCTATTACTATTGATTCAACATTAGCATCATTAACTCTGTTTTCTTGTTTAAGAAACTCTCCTATTGCCATTGCATTAGTAACAGTATCAAGCTGTATATTAGAAGACGCATTACTTACAGCTCCTACGTATATTTGATCTGCATCTCCAAAGTTACCATTAGATACTTGAACTGTAATTGTATTTCCTGAACCTGTCTGTACCCAATAACCATTTGCTTTAGGAGTTCCACCTGAGGTTGCTCCTATTAATAAACTACCACTATTTGCAGCAGTTAAAAAACTTTCTGCTGACATACCTGATATCCAAGTAATGGTAGATAAGTCTTGTTGTACGTTTTCAAATGGAAAGAAGCCGTCATTATTAGCATCAGCATTAGTAATATTAGTTATTTCAATAGTAGCATTAGATGATAAAGTTCTAGTATGAGTATTTGATACTGTATAACCATAACCACCATTTGCTAGAGAGAAATTCACTCTACCAGTAGCATCTTGAACTGAAGTAATTTTTGCTTTACCAAGCCCACCTATACCAGCTCCTGATTCAATTTGAAATAGATCTCCGATAGCAAAATTTCTACCACCGTTATTAATAGTAATACTACTTAATGATCCAACCATTTTAGGAGCATCTAATATTAGTCCGTCATCAGTAATAAATTCACCGGTTTTAAAATTACCTATTACGTTAGATAAAAAAGCAACTGTTACTCTTTTTTGAGCAATAGTTTTAGTAACAACACTTTCTACAAATCCAGTAGAACCTGAAGAAGATCCTGTTACGTTTTTACCGATAAAGTTTTTTGTTCTATCTGATGGTGATAGTTCTAAATATTGAGGTTTAAAAAATTTACTTTGAGATGGTATAAGTACTCTTTCTGAAGGTAAAAATACTTCTACCTCTTCTCCGAAGAGTAACCTTATTAATAATTCTATAGATCTAGTAGATCCTTTTGATTGATATAAATCACTTATATGCTTTATAAGAAACTTATCATCAGTTTCGTTTTGAAATTGTCCGCCTTGTAAAAAGGTCTTTTTAAAATGAATAATAAAATCATCGATAGTATTATCAATGTTTCTATTATCTAATAATTGTCTTGAAACTTTAGTAGTTTTATTTTCTTGCTCTAGGTATTCAAAATATGCTAAAACAAATTCTACTAAACCTTTATTCTGCTCACGAAAAAATTCAGGAAATTGATCCTCAATAAATTGCGAGATGAATTCTGGCGTTTGGCTTGCCATTATAACCTCTCAGCATTCGCTGTAATCGATATATCCTCTGAGTTAAGTTGCAAGATTGATCCTTTAGAAGTTGTAATGTCTCTCTTCTTCGTTCTTGCAAATATATCAACATTAGTACCTGAAAATGCAGTAATTAATATACTGTTTATATTTACTTTACCAGTTGTATAATCAACTGTTCCTGCATTAGCTAATAGTTCAACTATCTTATCATTACTATCTGCTTTAACAACTTTTAATCCACCTGCTCCATCATCAATAAAGAAAGCACTAGACGAGCCTCCAAAAGTAAATAATGATGATTCTATAGCAGGTAAGTATAATCTTTTTAAAGTAGTAGCAGTATTAAGTATATCATCAGGCTCTAATTCATTATTGAAATCTATAGCGTAAGAAGATGATAATGTTGAACTTGGAGTTATTTTCTTAAATAGTCTTACAACTAACTCAGTTGATACTATACTATTATCTGATGCATCAATAGCTGATAAAGCTTTAGAGTTTCTATAAGTAACATCAAAGCCGTTTATATTACTTTCTGCAAAACTTAATAGAGCTGCAGAAGCTTTAGATGCAATAGCAGACGGTGCCTGCGCTGTATCAGTTATATTATATACTGTTGTACCTTTAATATCAAGGTGTAAAAACTCAGGAATAATAACTTCAGTATCTATACTAACAGGTGATCTTTTCTTAAAGAAATCTGCTACTGATTTCTTAAGAGATTCTGGTACTCCATCTGCATCAGCTAAATCTACTGCTAAAATAACTTTACCATATTGAGGTGGTGTCATTTGTTCACCACCGAAAGCTAATACATTTTTAATTTGAGGAAATTCTTTTTGAGCTAATATTTTATAATCATTAGAAGTAACTGCTCTTTCTTGAACCTGAAAAGATTTTGGTGCATTAAACTTTATATCCTCAATTGATTCTATTTCTAAGCCACCAAGAGAATTAGTAACAGTTGATACTACTACATTTGAATGACCATCAATAGTACCTGAGTTAAATATTTTAGCATTATTACCAGTATTACCTGAACTGTTTCTATAAGTTAATTTTAAAATATTTCCTTGTACTGGTTTTTTACCAAACGTACCATCACCAAAAGTAACTCTAAATTTATTTCCTTGAGTCGGTTCTAAGAAATAACTATTTGAAGAACTTGATAAACCAAATAAAGTTTCAGCTTTAGTCCAATTAGCATTTACTGAAGAAGCTTGGGATTCTTTTATATTTACTTCAAGGTGTCTTGTATCTACTCCTTCGTTAGCTATTTCAGCTACAAAATTATTACTTGATACTGTAAAAAACTCTTCTACTTTTTTTCCTTCAAATATATCAACATTATTAGCAACATAAACCGTGTTGCCTGAAGAATTTTGAGAAGGTTTAATTGTTATTGAATCTTGAGTTGAAAAAACTAAAGATGATCCTGCAACAGTTGTTGTAAACTCACTGAACTTAGGTAATACTATCTGACTAGGTGAACCTTCTGGAAATACTTGAATATCAATAACAGCTTTAGCAGAATGAAACGATCTTGGTACATAATTTAATTCTTTAATATGAGATACAATAGCGTCTCTTGTAGTAGCTGTATCAAGAAACATCTCGTTAGCTATCATGTTTAAATAAAAATTATTTAAATAAGTGTTATATGATAATATATCTAACAATGTATTAATGTTAGATCCTGCGAAATCGTAGTCTCTTATTGTGTTATTATTTTGAAGAAATAATTTTAAGTTATTTTTTATACCATCAAAATCGATTTCGGTTAAACTTGTTGCTGTATTTGCTGCCATTATCTTACCCTTTCTAGTGCAAATTCTAATAGTTGAGGCTCTGATCTGTTTACTAATGTAAATGTAATATAAAGATTATAAGCATTTCTATCTTGATCGTCTTCGACTATTACATCAATTAAATTACATCTTGGTTCAAAAGTCTCTATAGTTTCGTAAATTAATTCTCTTAAGTTATAAGCAGTCTGAACATCTGCATTTTCAAATAATAAGGCTCTTATATTTGAACCTAAATTAGGTTTCATTACTCTTTCATATCTATCAGTATTAAGTAGATTTATTATTGATGTTCTTATTGCTTCCTCATTAGTAACTAGCAATACATCATCCGTAGCAGGGTTAAGAGAAAGATCCCCTCTTATATCGGAATAAATTACTTCTTTTCTTCTACTCATAGATTTATTTATCTACCTTCTATTCAGTTAAGTCAAAGGCTAATGAACCTTTTGCTGCCTTTAAAGCATCATCTAATGTACCTTCAAAATCAGTTATTGACGCGCTTAAGTCTAAAGACGCTATTGATGCTGCTAATGTGCCTTCTAAGTTTTGAGCTTTTTCTTCTAAAGCACTTAAATCAACTTTTAAGACTGCTGATTTAAATTCCTTAGCGTCTACTTCTGGAGCTGTTGCAGGTACTCCTTTTTCAATTTCATTTCCTTCAGAATCTACTTCTAAATTTGGAACTAACTTACAAAGATTATCAATGTCTATTTTACCGCTTAATAAATTTTCTTTAAGTTTAGCAAACTCTTCATCTGACATATTTGGGAACTTTTCTTTTAGTTTATCTATATCGAGTTTGGCCTGTGCTATCTTAAGAGGGTCTTTACTATTTAAATCTTTTAATATACCTAACGCATCAGTATGAAGTGATTTAAGTAAAGGTGGCACTTCAGGTAGTTTTAATTCTGGTAATGAAGGAAGATCAGGTAGTTCTATTTTTGGAAGCATTTCTTTTAAACTGCCTCCTATTTCACCTATCTTATCATCTAATTGAGAACTAAGATCATTAAGAGAATCCATTATACCCTCTGCTCCTGCAGTTAGCTCATCGAGCTTACCTTTAGCTGCATCAAGCTTAAGTTGTAATTTTATTAATCCTGCTCCTGGTCCGCAACTCATTTTACCTTCCTATTAATTGAGCTACTACTTTAACTGCTGAGTTAGCTCTTGATTGGTTAACATATAATCTTATATTTCCGCTATCTGAATTAGATGAAAAAGAACCTAAGTCAGGATGCGACTTTATTGTTTTAACTTCTTGTATTTTACTATTTGCATTAGCATCTGAAGCTCCGCTATCTGATTCATACCCACCTACTATTATCATTTTTTCTATATGTGAATCATTTCTATGAGGTGTTGATGATACATTAGCATTGTTTATTGATACTAATACCTCTCCTCCTGAATAAGTTGCATGAGCAAATTCTAAAATTAAATGATCAGAAGAAGTATCAGATCCTAAATTATTATTTGATGTTGTTAATATTGTCATAACTCCACCAAACTGATTACCGGTTGATGCAGTTAAATAAGTAGATGTATCTACACTACCATCTGCTTTTAAAAACTGTGAAGCTGTTCCGCCTTGTTTAATAATAGCTGCTGAAGTCACATTACCAGTAATAGTAGTATCACCTGTAACAGCTAAGTCATCAGATGCAGTTACATTACCTGTTAATGTAGAAGTACCACTTACAGCTAATG